CTGAACCCGTCCTTTAGCAAGACTACCCATTTTGCTTCCGCTCCCGCCCAAGCGATTTACCATATCAGGCATGCTGTTGGCTTTTGCCTGCATTGCTGCCTGGGCTTGGCCTTCGGGGGTCATTGCAATTTGGCCGTTGGGGTTGTCTAGATTCTGATTTGCTGCTGGATCTGCGATCTCCTCCTCCACGGGTTGTTCTAATGGATCTAACCCTTTAGGTTCATCTGGTAGCATAGCATTAATCCCGGCTGCGCCTCCTCCGAGAACAGTAGCGCCAGCTATTGTCGATTTTATTGGGTTATTCTTTATTGCGGTTCCTGCTTTTTGCATCATTCCCGGTTTTGCATCGGGAACCTTCCCGTCGGGAGCATCCAAAGTTTTCTTTCCGCTACTCTTAGGCATCGAGCCTTTCGGTCCTCCAATTTTCGGAGCCGTAGCCGCGCCTCGTTTTGCTCCGGTTGCGGCATTGTATCCTTTTTGAAGTCCTTTGCCTGCGCCTTTTGCGGCGCCAGCTGCGAACTTAGATTTTAAGGCTGCGGCTGCGGGGCGCATACCGAACATGCTTAGTGCTGCAATTGCTGGGTCGGCGGCGTCGCCTAATGTCCAGTCTCGGTCATACCGCTCATCACCCATTAAATCTCCTCTTATAAAATCAGCCGCCGCCCCATAAATACCTTCACCCGCACCGGCGAGCATTTCATAAGGGGTTGAATTTCTTTCTGCCTGTTTTAACCGTCTATACTCGTAAGGTGTTAAACGAGTTTTACCAGTCTGCTCAAGAAGATCGTCAAGTGAAGAATATTGGTCAGCCATAGCGAAAAGAGTAGTTGCGTGGAATTACGGCATCAACCGCTTGTAATTCTTCTTAATGGCTCCTAAGGGCACACGCATGAAGCCATCCGGGCACATGAGACCAGGATTTTTATGCAGCATTCGATTAGTAATTTTCTTTTTCTTGGGCGATTTATAAGTGCTCGCGCTATCGATATTGTACAAAGCAATAGCCGCGGCGAGGACATGGTCATCGTGATGACCGGGAGCGGCTTGCGGTTTGCCCTTATCGTTAATAACAAAGGTTTTCATCTCTTTGAGAACATCAATATCAGGGATATCAAAGTTCTCCTCCAATAATTCCGCAGCCATGTGATCAATTACCGTCTTTCGGGTAATCTTATCGGTAGACCAACCAAAGCTTTTTTCTACCATCCCGCTCGAATCATTAAATCGACGCCTCCGATATACACTTAATCCAGATTCCAATAGATATTTTAATAATGCCAATCCGGAATTGTTTACCTCAGGGATAATAAATGCATCACCATACCACCGGGCGGCACCTTCAATCTCCTGGGCGAGCACTCCAATATCCAATCGGCTATGATGCAAGCCAACCATCCGCGGGACATGCCAATTACCATGCCAGTCTTCATAGGGGGCCTTCCAAACTTGGACAGAATGGAAATCCGGATCCGCAGCAAGACCCTGTAATTGCTGGTCTTCCCCGGTGCATGTATCCACCGAGATCAAATATTTGGAATCATACTCAGGTTCCTCATATATTTTCCAGTTCCCAAGGCGGTCGGGCTTGAAATTAGCCGTTTTTCCGTCGGTCTGGACGCTCATAGTACCCATTTTAGGCTTAAGATCATTCGATATCTTGACCATTTTATCAAGGTTTCGAACATGGAACCGTGGGCGGGATGACATTAAGAAACATTCCTCGGCATCACTCGGATATTCCTGACGGAATTTAGATAGATCACCATTACATTTGTCCTGGAGGACTCGTCTGCGCCAATGCAATTGTTCATAGCCAACATCAAATCTTTCCTGCTCCTCTTTTTCATCTTCCGTCATGGTATCCTTGAAATCCTGAAGATCAGAATCAGAATTAAATGGGATAACGGAGTCTTCAAATTCATACCATGCGGCAAATATTTTAGCCCATTCATTGTCCTGTACCCAAGTACGATAAAACCAACCATTTGGGCCGTTAGGAGTGGAATCGGCCACCACTAAAGATACATTATCTCCGTCATATAGAGATTGTAAATATCCCAAAGCGGGGTCTCTTTCTCCCTGCATAGGCCAGAATGCAACCTCGGTCATATTACCCACCTGAATCGTACCGGATCGTCCAGCATTCTTCGATCCAGCGGTCTCTTTTCCATAGGCACTCTTGCTTTTTAATTTGATCAAGTCCGCAAGGTTACCGCCGTCGGCTAAAGATCCTCCGTCTTCGGTCCAGGGGAAATGGTCGTACTCCGCATATCGGCGGTATATTTCGAAAACCTTGTCACTGGTACCGCTAATATCCCCCATCAAAGATCCGGCAAGATTTTCATGCTTTCTCATGTGGTGATATGTCAAAGCCTGCGCACATGTACTCGCACCCTTCTGACGAGGCTTTAATATGATCATTTTACACGGTTTATCCTCTATTTGACATTTCCGGTAGTGGGCAAACATACGCTTTTGAAGCGTATTAGGCTTGGGCTTGATGTCCTTGCCTCGTTTATCCTTAATTACCCCAAAGGTACTAAACCAAATTTCGGGATCTATGCGTATTAAATTCTCTAGTTGCTCGGTATTTTGAGTCATTGAATTGGGTTGGGCTTGTGAGTGGGGCTGTCGTCCATCTTTACGTCGTATTTGTACTCGTATTTATAATGATGATAGTTATGAACCGTGCATGCCGGGATGCTTAATAAGACTATGATTCGAATTAGCACTTCCAGCGGGCTCGGGCTGCTTTTCCTCGTTCTCCAGTCCAGCTTTTGGAGCGTGCGCAAAATGATTTCCGTCTACCGGCCGCTTTACTGCCCTTCTTTACCTTACCTGTGACCGCAGTCTTGAGCTTGGATCCGGGATTAGCTTTGCGATATGCCGCTACCCCCTTCTTTGTCATACCGGCCCCAGCTTTTGCGGTGCGGTAATTCGCTCCTTTACCCTTAGTAGTCTTCCGTATGGGTTTACTTGGTTTTCTTTTTGCGGGCATAGCTGGCCTTTTTCTTACCGGGCATGTTCTTGATAGGCTTTTTCTTGGCCGATGTTTTCTTTTTTCCGTATGTTCTTCCGAATCCTGGCATTATTTTCCTCTGCTCCTTCCTTTAGATTTGGGTACGCAATTGGGGACTTTGCGACCTGATTTATTTTTCATACCAATTGCTTGGTATCCTTTCCAGCACGGGCCTTTCTTTTTGGCTGTGCTGCTAGATTTTTTCTTTTTTGCTGGCATCTTTATTTCTCCTATTCATTGCCCGCGCCAAAGCCTGACGCTTTGCCACCTCCGCGGGGGTGTTCATAAATTTAATTTGTTCTAGGCTGTGCATTATTCATCCTCTATCTCATCCAAGAATTCCTGGTCGGGCTCGAATTCTACTGTGGTATTGCAGAATCTTTCGATTACACCTATCGCGAGATGTGACATTTCTAATTCATCTAAGTCTGACTCCTCCCACCAACGGACAAAGACCGCCGATAGTTCGTGTTCAAACTTTTTTCCTGGTCCTATATCTTTGTCTTGGTTCATAAAGTTCCTCCGGTCATGTTCGCAGCTGGAGATACTCCGGTTCCGGGTTTTGTTGTGTAATACTTGTGATTTCCGTACTGGCCTAATTTTCTAAGTTTTGGGCTTTTTGACCAATCAGGGCTTACTTTGTCTGAGTGATAATGATCTGCTGCTCCGAATATTTCTTGAAGTTCGTCCGGTAGCGACTGGTTTGATATTTCGTAAGCTTGCCGAAACTGCTCATCTTCTGAATCCTTGGATAGTGCTTCCATCTTAGCTTTATTGGGATCCCCCTCGTTCCAAGCACTGAATTGTTTGCGTTGGCGTGTCACATCAAACACGTTATCCGGCCAGTTGTAAGTACCTCCGGAATTCGCTCTATTTTTTATAACATTCTGAATTAGATGCATACCGTCCTTACCCTGGTTTCGTCCTTCACCCCAAGAGGTTCGGGCTAACGCGAGCCGCGCTGGTTCGTCTGTGTCTTGAGTTTCCAGTGGGTTTACATCGTCTTTATTGTAAGCATCCATAACTTCGTATGTTTTGCTTGAATTAAAGTGCTTTTCGGCTTCTTCAGGACTCATTTTCGATCTCCAAAGGGGCTTCTTTTACTGATTCTGCGTAAACATCGACAATTTCGTTCAAATCCATGCCTGATTGTCTAAATCGGGACATGATTTCGGCCGGAGAAGCGCTTTTTTGCGTCTCATTGTTGATATTTATCTCGGCTCGGGTCGCTGGTTTGCCAAATCCGTACTCTAACATCAATTTTGCTGCGGTTATACGGATCGTATGAGCGGGTGTTTCTGCATATTCCACTCCCCTTTCGCCATCTGCACGGTTTCTGCGGACAGTTTGGTTCGCTTTTAATCCTTCACGCAATGCAACCATTGCTGCATCAAAATCATCATCGTGAATGAACTTGTGAACATCTTCTCTCAATCTTGTTACTTGTTGACTAGGCATAAATTTTTTCTGATATGGGTTCCCTTTTGTATAACAGAGTACCTTTTTGGTACCCCCCGCACCACCGGATGGGGGGTGGGTGTTTTGCCTGTTTTAAAATGCTAAAACGGGATTCTAATTCTAAAACACTAAGATCTACTCAATAAACTTCTCATATGCCTGATAGATCATGCCTTCGAAAAGATAGTTTTTTATTTCTGTGATTGATAGGCGACTGCGAGTGGTAGTGATAGTGGTACCCCGTGGGAGGTGGGGGGTACTCTGCTATAGCTTACAACGACAGTTGTCACTTCGATGATAGTTACAATCTCGATACACTTGGGTAGATGTCACTAGCTAAAGGCTTGCGAGTCAAGGACTTGGGTCGAGTAGCACACAAGATTCGGAATCTTGTTTTGGGTCTCGGGTCGTGGGTTTTGGGTCGACGGCGTCCCTTACCCTACAGGTATCTGCGACACATAATATGTAGCAGTGGAGGTTATAGTCAATGGAGCGAGCTCGCTCGTGACCACTTTGAAGGAGGGATTGCACGCCAGGATTGGGTGAGGCGCCAGCTGTCGACGCTTTAGCGTCGGTAACAGCGAATGGGGCGT